CCAATGGTCGCCATTGGGGTCGTTGGGCTGCCAGGACCAGGCCTGGGGCTCCGGGCCCGTCTGGCGCCAGCCTACAAGCACGGCCACCACATGGTCGTCCTGGCAGGCGATCTTGAGTGTGCCCTGCTCCGCGTGGAACATCACGTAGTCCTCGACTGCCTCGCGGGTCCATCCCTTGAAGCTGTCGGGCACTTTGGCCAGAAGGTAGTCTGTGATCTGCGGGATCATTGCTCAGGATTGTTTGGGACAGTGTTCCACTGCTGCGGTTCTGGGGTCTGGATACCGTCTCCTGTCACTGTATCGAAAGCTCGGCTTGCCATCAGATAGGATGGACCAACCGTTGCGCCTGGGAGTGCTTGAGTTAATACGAACGGGCCGGTGTAGGTGTAATAAACAGCGGTGTTTGTGATCGGGTTGTTAATCGTGCCAGCGCCGTTTTGAACCACCTGAACTTTTAATGTGGTGGTGATTGGTATCGGCCTTTGATAGATATCCTGCGCTGTAAATAAAGTTGTCGACGGGTTGATGACATACGCATCGTTCGCATTTGGATCTGTCTGAGTGTTGGCTGGGACAGTAAAAATGCATTGGACCGTGCCAGAAGTTGGCACTGACGCTCCAGTGGTGAACCAAGAGTCGTGCATTAGGCGTCAAAGTTGGCTATCTGCTTCGCGTATACGTTGGTGCCGATGCAGGCAAAGACAAACAAGTCGGCTTTGTTAGCTGCAGTGGTCAATGACGGGACCGGTGGCGATCCTCCCTGCCAACGAACCGTCTTACCTGTCGAAGTAAAGGTTGCTGTCAGGCCGCCGGCTGAACTCTGCTTCACCTTCACCAGCACGGTCTTGCCGTCGTCGTTGGCTCCAAAGAGGATGTCAGCGGTGACATTGGCTGTCGGTGTCAGGTTCCAGGTCAGACTGGTTGCTACGACGACTGATGGCGTGGCCGAGCTGCTGGTCTGCGGGGCTGTCGAGAGCTTGGCCGAGGTGATCGAGTTGTCCTTCACCCGGATGTTGCTGCCACTGGTCTCAATGGTGACCTCGTCGGGCACCAGGGAGAGCATGGTCTTGACGTTGGCCACCGTTAGATCAAGAGCGAGTGCAGTGGACCCGGTGTTGTTGCCCTTAATCGTGTTGGCCGGCATCGTCGCCAGCTTGGCGTTGGTGACACTGTTGTCAGCGATCTTGCTGGTGATAACCGCTAGATCTTGTATTGCTGCGGAATTTACCGAGTTGGCTCCGATAGTCAGCGTGCCGCCGTCAATGGTGCCGGTGATGTTGACCGTTGGCGTACCAAGTAGGTTGAGTGTCGAGGCCGACAGCGTGGTGGTCGAGCTGATCGTTGTACCTGGTGTGACGTTTACAAAGAGTGGCATGGTGGTTTAGACGTCGTTCTTGCCGTAGAGTCGGAATGCAATACCGACAACTTTGGCACTGTAGATATCGAGAGATCCTTGATCAGTAGTGATCAGTGGCTGCACAGAGGCCGAGTGCTTGCGCAACCGAGCTTTGTGACTGAAGAACTGGTGCAGACCAGCCTTCCATCCGTTGTCACCGCACCGGAACTGGGTGGTCACCGAGTAGTCCTCGCGGTACGGATCCAAGAAGTTGTCGGCAGTGTTGTTGGTGTTGTAGGTGCCGCTGCCGTAGGTGTAGTAGACCGAGCGGTTTTTGGTTTGGTTGGTGGCCACCGTGTAGAACTCGTTCACGCCATCGAACTGCGCGGTGATGGAGTACTGCGTGTTCCAATTACCAAGCTCAAATTGGATGTCGGTCCACTGTTTGTGATCGACGTTGTCCTGGCCGGTGTAGCCGCGGAACTTCACCTCGGTGCTGATCTGGGTCAACACACCGGTACGGTTAACATCCACAAGTCCGAGCGGATCGAACTGATGGATCAAGCCACTCTCATCTGCCCAGCAGAGAGTGTCGGTGCCGGCCACAATGACTCGGCACCAGTATTTCGGAACAAGCAATGAGCCCTCCCAGTAGCCTTCCCAGGCTTTGTTCAAAAAGTTGTAGGAGAGCGTGCGCTGGTTAGTACCGTCACCGCCTTCGACCGGGACACTCAGGATGTAGCGGTTGGCAAAGTAAGCGGCGCAGGCGTTGCCCCAATAGGCCTGGTCGATGTCGTCGACGATGTTCTGGATCTGGTCGGACAAAGGCACTACCACCGACTGACTGATTCCGAACTCGGTCTGGCGTAGGCTAATAATGCCGCGCTGCGACAGGAAGATGACGTCGGAGCCTGTGCCTGCAATGGATGCCTGCGAAACGCAACCGAACTCCCGGGTAATCTCGGTCAGGCGAGTGGTCGACAGGTCGCCGTACAGGTTCTCCACAGCCAACACCGAGCGTTCCTTGAACACTAGCAACGTGGTCGTGTTGAACGGGTACAAGGCAACCACCCGGTCATTGCTGCCGGTGTTGAGCTTGAACTCGTTCAGAATAGGCGAGTAGTGCAGCGGGTCGAGCACGTCGGAGACGGCTAGGTAGTCGTTGCCGTAGAGCAGCAACAAGCGGTTCTGAAAGTAGAGACCTTCGCGTCCTGGGGGCACTGATGAGCCCGAGGCGCTTGAGCGCTTAATGCTTCCAGTGATGTTTGACGTAGTGACGTCCACTAGCGTCGAAGGCATGGCCACTGTGGCTGCAGGGGTCGTTGAATAGAGGCCTGCATTGACAATGGTGACTGCACTAACTTTGCCGTCGGTAATCGTGGTGGTCAGGCTTGCAGCGACACTAGATGTGCCAGTGACAGTGATGATCGGGGCCGAAAGGTAGCTAGAGCCCTGGTTGAGGATTGTGACCGCGCTGATCGTGATGTTGGGCGACGTGCCGGTGGTCGTGAGCTGGATGACTGCCCGACTGGCGTCGTTCAGCGAGTCGGTCTCCTCGGTGGTGCCCGAGAACAATCGCAGCGTGTTGTTATCAACGGGATAGACGTAGTAGATCTTGTTGGTGACGTTGGCACCGCCGTTGGTGACACTAGACAACGTGACCTGGTCGCCCGGGATAAAGTTGTGGTTGAAGACCGAGATCGTGTCTGCAACGGGCTCCGAACTGTTGATCGACAGCGTTGATGGGATGCGGTCAAAGCCGGCATCGAGCGCAGACGGGTTGGTAGCCGTGCTCTGCATCAGGATCGGCATCCCGTCGTTCAGGTTGTTTACAATGTCCTGAGCCAAGTCGTAGCCAGTCGTGTTGCTGGCTAGCTCAATGCAGTAGCGGGCATTGGTTTCTGGCGACAGTGCGAGCGCGTTGGTGCCGGACTGCGCGTCCAGCAGGGTCAGGTGCAGCGAGATCTCGGTGTTGACCACATTAACGTAGAGCTGGAAGGCCTGCCCAGCGCTTGGGCTGCCGGTCCACAGTGGCAGTGCGGTGCCAATCTGACCGAGATTCACAATATCGCCCGTAGCTAGGTCGGGCACCACGTTGAGGTTAATCTGAGTGATGTCCTCGTCGGTCAGGTGGTTGTTGTTCTCGCAGAGAAGAGTGAATCCATCCTCCAAAAGGATTGAGTCTGCAATGCCGCCGGCACTGTCGAAATAGTACCTAGCGTTGCCCGGGCGTAGCATAACCACGCCGTTGGTGGCCTGGATGAGGCGCACCGGGAGGTAAATGTCGTGCCCGTTCATGGGCACTTCTACGGGCGACTGGTTGGGTCGGATGCACCAGACCTTGCCCTGTCCGCCATCGGATGAGCGTTCCTCGTTGACTGCTACCAGAAGAGCGTTTGCCCCGGTGTCTGGGTCGCGGTATTGCAGGACGCCAAGGATATCTTCAAAGGGAGCGGTCGAGTTGTAGAACTGCACCGTCTTGTTGGCGGGCGACGGTGAGAAGCTGAAGGTCGCAGTGCTAAATGTCGCGTTTGCGTTGTCGTCGAGCGTACAGATCGTGCCGTTTGAGAAGATCTGTAGGTTGGCATCGACATCGCAGACCACCTGCGAGTTGACCGGGATCTGAGTGCCTGAAACGGGTACACCGACTGATGAGCCAGAGGTGAGCGTGACAATGCGCGATCCGCTTGACCATCGACCGCCCCACTTGGGTTGGACAATACCCCATCGGTTCTTGATGACCATATCTTCAAATCGACGGTTCACCGCGTTGGAAACGTAGGTGGGCGGGATCAGCGCAGGGTCAATGCGCGATGCCACTCCAACGAATCCATCGTCCATTCCGCCAATTTGAGGAAGGTCAGGCATATCACCGATTCGGCACGATTATCTGACGCACATACTTCTCCTGGAGCGCCACCTTGTCGATCTCCTTGGTGAGTTCAATCTCGGCTAACTCAAGGAACTGGTTGCCCAAGTCAATCTTGCCGTCGACCCGAAGCATCTGGCCGGCAGCTTTGAGGCTGCAGATCTCGCAGAAGCGGTAGGGGAAAGCATAGGCACTAGCTTCGGCAGCATTGGCTAACAAGGGAGGAGTCTTACGGAACTCCAGCCAGACGTAGGGCAGTTCGTTTCCAACGAGGATGCCGTTGTCGGTGAACGTGTAGGTAGCCTCCTGTTGACGCCAGGTGATCCGGGGGTCAGCAGGCCAAACACTGAATGTCTCGCCGATGGGGACGGCTCGTGTACTACCGTCTGGGTTGGTGGTCTGCGATATGTTGCGCAGGAACTTGTTCAGGATGCCCCAGTAGGCCGTGTTTGTAGGAGCGGTGGCGACCGGGGGAACCGCGGTGGCTTGGTAGTGCTCCTGCGTGACTGGATACAGCACAATCTGGCCTAGCGTGTATGCCGTTGTGCTGTCCCAATCGCCGTCGTTGTTGCCGTAGCTGGGCAGCGCCTCAGACCAATAGATTGAATTGATTGGGCCGCCCGGGCCGTTGCTGGTCGGGGTCTGGCCAATGCCAGGGTTGATGTTGACCCACTGGTAATACTTCTCCTCGACCTTGTAATAGACCACGTCGCCAGCGTTGTAGGTCGTCTGGTAGGAGTAGGTGGGCGCAAAGTACTCATCCTGATAGACCGTCTGCTCGGGCCAGTCGAAGCACTCCCAGGCGCTCCGCAGGCTCATTGAGATGAACGTGCGGAAGAAGTTAGACTCCTCGGTGGTAAGCGTTGAGAAAACGCGACCAGTGAGCTCACAGGCACGTTGCAACACATAGTCGTAGGTGACGGTTCTCATTTCCAAGCCTTACAGGACCAATATTTAGCGGAGAGTTTAGTGCCGGGGTTGTCGCAGCCATGGCGGGCTTTGAAGTTAGCTTTACGCTCCGGGATGTGCTTCTTGATGGTCATGCCCGGGTCGCCGAAACGCACCAGGGCAACCTTGCCGTTTTCCTTAGCGAGCACCGCGGACTTCTTGCTTTCGCCAGGGGTAGCCTTGGGCTTGTTATAGCCTGCGAACTTTTGGCCGCGGTAGGTGATCATTGGCTCTTCGGTAAAACGTACCAACCTGCCGGCAGCACCACCTTGGATGGCCCTACCAGCTTCTTATCTTTGTCGAATCCGTAGACGCTGGCCGTTGTAGGCTTGGCAAGCATCACCGGATCACCGGAAGGGACCAGGACCACCTTCGTCTGCTGGCAGCCCAGGCAGATCGGCAACACGGCCAGCCAGATCATTCTTGAGATCATCAGGTGCTTGGCCGTGTTGCACATCGGTAGGTGGTGTTTCGCGGAGGAAATCCAGCAGAGCCTTAAGGATCTGATAGATCCAGTTCACGCCTTGGGGTCGATGGTAGCGGTCTTGTCTGCATCTTTAGCCATGATCAAACCAATGCCAGCAGTCACCGCGGCAATGGTCGAGGCAATGTCGATGTTAGTGCTGGCGTCACCATCGAAGGCAGCCCGAAGGGCACCACCAACAGCAACAAGAATGGCACCTACACCGGCGAGAGTTGTTTTCGTGTTTTTCATTTGGATTTAAATAAGCGATACGCTCCGTAGCAGGCGCAAAGTAAGCCAATCACTGCCGTGATAAGCCTTACCCAGTCAGTGAGGGCTGGAATAAACGAAACAGCAGTCGCCCCTGCTGCTGCTGCTAGGCTGAGTCCAGGGCTGGTGCTGCTGTTCGTTGGTTCCATTACTCGTTAGGCTGTGCGGCTGCGACTATGAGGTCAACAAGCGGAAGGGCTGCACGGGCGTTAGCAACGCCACCAGCCTTAACCGCAATGTCGATGAGTTGTAGGAGGCTGTTGGCCTGCTCCTTAGTGAGTTCGATCTTGATCATGCGGAGGGAGCGTCAGCGATAACCACAGGCTCCGCAACCTTAACCGAAGGCGGCACCGGCACCCACGGCAGCGGAGGAGCGATGATCGGAGGATTGATCTGATCGTTGATCTGCTGCGTCACGTTCGCTTCGATAGCGGTCTTATCGACACCGTTCTCGTAGCACCAGTTCAAAACCTGCGCTTCGGTCAGATCCTCGTAAGGCGTGAACTCACCAGTCGGAGGAGCGAACGAGCAGGAGCCGTAGCAGGTGCCGCTGTATTGGTCCTGAGTGCCGTTGCATCGCCAATCGGCGGTAATCACGACATCGGTGAGTGAGCCTTCGGTCGGCTTAACGAGAAGGCGTTCGATGATCCAGAGGATGGTAGGCATAGTCGTTTAAATTAGGCGGCTGCGATTGTGGTGATGGTACCGGAGCTTCCACGGAACTTCAGCGCACCGGACTCAACGTAGAGTTGGCCGCCAGTGACGTTAGCAGTAGGAGCGGTTCCGTTAGCAATCTGGATAGTCTTGGCAGCGGTGGTTCCGGCTGTGGCAAGACCCACCAGCAAATTTCCACTCGCATCGAGGGTCAAACGTGTTGCGGCAGCGTTAGCATCATAGAATCGAATCGCCTCGGTACCAGCGGTTCCAAATATATTAATTGCCCACCGATTCGTGCTGGCAGTGCGGAACACATATCCGGGATTGCCTCCAGCAGTAACGGTGGAGGCAAAAATACCACCCAATCCAGATCCAGTTCCCGCTTCTGACACTTCAAAATTACCAGCAGCAGTGACAACTCCTACGCCGACGTTGCCTCCATTCGGATTGAGAACGAGGTCATAATTAGTTGCAGTCCCATCCCAACGAGTGGCTTGAAGGTAAGAATTGCCACTACTAAGCGCACCACCGGCAAGACCAAACGGAACGCTTCCGAATGCAAAATTGTGTCCGGTTGCACCAGCAGCGGGAACCGAAGCGACAGCACTCAATGAAACCTGAAGTTTACCAGCAGCAGGAACAACCCCCACGCCCAACCCTGTAGAGTTGAGGGTCATTCGAGTGCCGCCTGCGCCGTCGAACCAAGAGAATACGCCAAGCGGGGCAATGCGGTATTGAGCGAGACTGTTCGCGGCAAACTCAAGCGTGTTGGTCGTCGCCAACCACAGACCGTTCGTAGGAATCGTTCCACCAGTAACAATCAAACGAGCAGCCGTCAGATCGCCGGTGATGGTGGCGGAGGCGAGCGTGGCGGTGCCGCCGGCTCCCAGGATCTGGTTGGTGGTTACCTTTTTCGTGGTGCCCGATGCAGCCATCGACGTATCTGAGATGTCGACAATCGGCAGCACGTCTGCCGCGGGATCGACGGTGGCGATTGCTGCCAAGGCCGTAATTTTCGTGTCTGCCATAAATGTTTAGTTTGCTTGGATGATGAGTTTGCCTGTGTCCTCTTGGAGCAGGAAGTCCCCGTTCTCCAAGTCTAAAGAGTCGAAAGTGCCGAAAGTGATGACGATCTTGTCGCCGTTCTCAAGGAAGACGAAGAAGTCGTCCTCCTGCAGCAGGTCGCGCCGGATGATAGGCAGGTCGGCGCCGCCGCCAGCCCCACCGAGGGCTTGCTGCACGCCGAGTCCTAGTCCTAGGCCGAGACGCATTTTAGACCCACTTGCGGTTGTAGGCGATGATCGCCCCGGAGGATACAGCCACCGAGGTGAAGACGCCCGAGATCGAGTCGCCGGCCTGAATGGTCACGCCGGATGGGAAGTTGGTGATGTTGGATGTGATGGCTCCGAGGATGGTCGTGGCGACGGCATGGATCTCCATGTAGTTGCCGGTCACAGTGCCCACGGAGGCGTCGATGTACCGGCCACCGTATTCGCCGGCCAGTTGGCGGTTAGATCCGACATTCATAGAGTGAACTTCTGACTACTGCGTTTTGTGCCACCGCTCCATCCAACCTGCAAGCGTGTAGCCCCGCAGCGCACTCGCACCTCGGGGTTATCCCGCTCAACCTCGTTCAAAAATTGGGAATCCTTCCAACAGTCGTACCCGTACTTGGTGCCCCAGGCATGGTAGAGAGTGGGGTCGATCCGCATCCGCAGGCGACCGATGCCGTCGATGGCGCGGACCTCGCGCTGCGAGTCCTGGGCGATGCGCTTCTGATCAATGCCGGCCTTGACCCAGTCCTTCTGGATGCCGGATTGGAACTCTTTGATGACGGCGCGGCGCAGTTCGCCGGGCAGGTCGTCGAGAGCGTTGGCGATGACGGAGGATGCGGAATTGTGAGCCATGAGAAAGGAAAGAGGGGGAGGCCCCGAAAGGCCTCCCCATTGAGATTAGACTAGCTTGCGCCGTTGAAGAAGCCAAACCCGCTCGGGTTCTTCACCACGAGACCGGCAATGGCCTCAACGAGGCGGGCAGGGCCGCCGCCGGCGTCAGGCAGAGTCTTGACCTGGGGCAGCTTGGCGTAGCGCACCTCGACCATGTCCATCGGGATCACGTAGCCCTTGAAGGCCTGGGCGGACAGGGCAGTGCTGTTTTTACCTCCCAAAAAGGTCGTCGGATGTAAAATTAGCCGGCCAAAGTCTCCCTCAAAAAGATCAATGGATGCCTTAAAGGTGTCGCTTGACAGGTCCTGGTTGAACGTGCGGACGCTGGTGGCAGCGATGCTGTTGGCGTTGACGACCTGGGTAACACCCGAGGACGTGAGGTTGGTGAACGCACGCTTGAGCGTGGTGCCCAGGATACAATCGTAGTCGCGGAACGTGCCGGTGGCGCTGTAGATAGCGGTCAGCACGTTCTGGGCGGTGGCCTCGGTAAAGGAGGCGCTGGCGGTGGTGTCGACCGCGCCGGAGGCCGGCAGGAAGGGCGAACCGGAAGCGCACGCGCCGATGTTGGATGCGTTGGTGCTGTTGAGCCAGTTGCCCATCGAGCCGGTCAGGTACGGGTTCGTACCGTTGTCGGCTTGAGCGGCTTGGTTGGTGCACAGGAAGGTCGACTCCATGTCGCGCTTGATCTCAACGAGCTTCTTGGCAATGCCGTTGGCCAACTCATCGGTCACACCAGCGACGTCCTGGGTCTCGGCGATGAAACCGATGCGCAGGTCCCGGCGGAAAGCCTGGCCGTAGTTGTTCAGACGGGTCCGGTTGACCACCGGGTTCGAGGCGCTGGCAACGGTCACATCAGTGCCGTCGACCACGCCGGCAAGCACGGGGGCGCCATAGTTGTCGACCTGCCAAGAGAACTGCATATTGCCGATGTCACGGCCCTTCGGGGCCATGGACACGAACGGGGTCGACTTGGCGTCGACGATGGCGATGTAGTCCGCCAGATCTTCACGGGCGGACGAGGTTGAAGCGAGCGGCACAGAGCCGCCCTGGTTGGGCTGGAGTAGGGGCATGGTTTAGAGCATCCTTTTGAGTACTTGGGCTAATTCGGTGGTCGTCCCGGACTTTCTGAACTGCGACTTGGCGTTGTCCAGGCCGACCTTGGCCGCATCCTTCTTTGCAGGGATTGCGGTGGGTCGACCAGGCTGACTGGGTGCCTTGACCAGTGGGCGGGTGGCAGATGGCTTGCCCTTGGCGGACTCCTGAGCCAGACGCAACTTGCGCCCGGCAATGAAGTCACCGACCAGCACCTGGTACTCCGGCAGTGAGGCAATCTGCGGCAATTGCCGCAGGACGGCCTGCGCTTCGGTGTACTCGGCAGCCGAACGGTCTTTCCACCATGGGTAGAGCGTCTCGGCGATAGGCTTGATCTGCTGGTAGTTCTGCAGGAAGCGGGCTCTGGATGGGATGTGCAGGTCGATGGCGTCTTCTACACGCCGTTTGATCTGCTTCACATCGTCTGAGCTGTACTCCTTGCCCTCTACTTCACAGCCATCAATATTGTCCTCGCACCACCGCTTCAAATTCCGGGCTTTGCTCCACTCATCGTTGAGTTTCGACACTTCCCAGACATCCGAAAACGGGTCTGCAGCGGACTGCATTGAGGTTGGCCTGTCGTTGGTCTGCTCCAGCTTGGTCTTGGCGTCGTTGAGTTCCCGCTCGAGCGACTCGGCCTTCTCCAGCGCCTCTTTCTTCTGGCGCGTGAGCTTGTCGATGCGTTTGCGGTAACCCAGCGAATCCTCGTCGCTGTTCTCTTCGGTCTCGGAAAGAACCTCCTGCTCAGGCGACTCGGCCTGAGCATCCGTTTGTTCTGCGGTCGGCTCCGCATCCTCGGCCTGATCGTCCACGGAAGTGGCTTCCGGCTCCGGCGCTTGTCGCTCGACGGCTGACGCCTTGTCTTCCTCCCCGCTGAATCGTGTCTTCAGTAGCTTGGCCAACGCCGATTCGTCGAACTGCATCGGGTTGATTGGGGGCTGTGCCGTGTTTTGGGCAGGTTTCGCTTCCTGTGTATTCGTCGGGATGTCCATGCTTTTAGACCCTGCAAGCCGGGTGTGCTGCAACCATGGTTGTTAAGGCCAACCAAGAAGCCGTTGTGTGAGTGAGAGCCTAGAACTGACCAGAAGTCAATTCCCTCCCGTTTCTTAACGCACTTATTTGTGCGATGAGATCCTTGATCGCGGCTGCCCGGCCTGCGTTGTAGGCACGGTCCTCCGCGGAAAGTGATGGGAGGATGGCCATTAGCACCTCGTCCCGTAGCGTGTCGTCGATGACCTGGCCCATGGCCTTGAGCACCGGGTGCTCCTCAGACACTGAGAGAGCCTCCGAGAGTTGTTCGTCGGTCAGTTTCATTGTTGGACTCCGAGGCGGCCAGTGATGGCGTTCTGCTGCTGCTGGACGCTGAACTGCAGGTTCTCAATGTACTTCTGCAGGTTGGCCTGGAAGAGCGGGTCCTGCTGAAGCTGGGCCTGGTACTTCGGGTTGGATTGCAGGACTTGCTGGCTGAATTGCAGGCGCATGGGCGCGGTGGGGTCGTTCTCGCGGAGCTGCGGCGGGTTGCCGAGGGACATAAGCGCGATCTCGTCGTTGGTCTCGTTGAACATCTTCTGCGCGGCAGGGCCCTGCTGCATCACCAGCTCGCTTGCCAGGTTGGGATCAATGGCCCGGAGTGCGACAGAGATCAGCTTGGCCCGGTCGATGACGCCGGCGGTGTCGAGAGGGAGGACCAGGGTGGAGATGGCCTTGAGCTTCTCGGTGACCAGGTCGGTGCTCATCTCGCGGACATCAAACTTGAGCATCACGTCGAAGTCCTGGATGTCGGGCGGGAGCGGCGTGGCCGAGGCCGTGATGCGCTGGATCTCGGCAGGGCCGATGTATTGCAGGGTGAGGGCCAGCACCTGTCGGAACGCCTCGGTCCAGCCGTGCAGCCAG